AGACTGGTTGTCTGTTAGAGGTTCAATTTTAAGAAGATAGTCTTCACTAATGGGCTTGCGACGTTTCTTCTGTTTCGCAGACATTCCAGAAATGTCAGGTTGTATTTTCTTTCTAGATCTAGGCATGGGTTACCACTCCACCTGTGATCCAGGCATCTTTGCCATCTTTTTCATGTGTTCACTCCATCCAGGATGAGTCTTGTTCATTTTGTTGCGCCAGTCTCCGACTTCTCCGATACCAGCACAACCTTCTGACCAATCTTTGTCCCACTCAGGATTCTCATCCTTCCAAGAACAATAATCTTTCATGGTCATGTGGAGTTCTTTAGTTTCTCCAGTAGATTTATTTATGACAGGGTATGTAGGCATTAATTTAGTCCAAGGTAGATGCTATGAGGATGTTTTGTTTGCGACCCAGTAGTATTATACCACAAATATTTCGCTGCGCCAAGGGCAGTTCCACAATCGAATGCTATTGGATCTACAAAGAAGTTAATGTCAGGAAATTTCTTGACATACTTATAGTTATTTACACAGTTCATAAAGTATCCACCACTCAGTACAATGTTGGTAGGATTGTACTTGTCAATGACTTTTTGAATTGTATACATGGTGTGGTTACATGATTCTTGCTGAAGTTTAGCAGCAAAGTTTGCTTTTGAATCAAAGGTATCGGAAACACTATACATCGCATGAGATACAATAGAATTATCGGTAAGGTAATGCCCTTTGTATTCTTTATACCATGACACATCAGATTCTACCTGACCGTATGCTGCCATGCCCATAAGTTTACCAGCATCTGAACCTGCGTTATAGAATCCAAACATTTCACATGCTTTAGAAAAGATCCAACCACATGCAAGATGATTAGTATATGTCTTATGACCTATTGTTTCTACAAAACTATCAGGATTAAACCCAGAATAATATTGTTCTAGTTCTTTGATACCATCGTAACTACAATCGTAAATGGATTGTATCTCTCTGGACTCACATTCTCTATTAGATGGAGCACCAGAACCATCCTTTACAATAGCGATAGCATTATCCATACCAGACATATAAAATGCATTAGATGCATGATATATGTGATGACGGTACAGATCATAGTGTGTCTCACCAAAGGTGACACCATGATCTGCTAATGCATTCTTAACTACATGCATTCTTCGTGGATCGTTTACTGGTGAACCATACGATGTGAAGATAAGATGATCAACATGTTTTACGTATGGAATTGCTTGGAATCCATTACGAACAGTCTGATAAACATTATTCTTAGTACGAATGTTTTCTTGTGATTCAATTCTAGAGTTTTTTGTTTTATTAAGACGTTCTTCTTCAATAAAGTATTGTACTACACCATCTTTAAGTAAACATGATGACGGGTGATGTGATATGTTGACACTTAAGATGTACATAGTTGAGCACTGTCAGGAAAATAAACAAAGTCAATAGCAGATCGATTGAGTGTGTCTAATGCATCTACTTCATTGTGAACTATAGTATCACCACTAAGATTGAATGATGTATTGAATAACATAGGTACACCTGTAATTATTCTAAAAGCATCAAGAAGCATGTAGTAATTATAGTTCTGCTCTTTAGTTACTGTCTGGATACGACAAGTCTTATCTACATGTAGGACACCAGGAATGATATCATATACTTTAGGATGAGCGTCCATTGCATACGTCATGTAAGGACTCTCAGGTAGACCAGCAAGGTCAAAGTAATCTGAAGCATACTCAAGCATAACAGACGCTGCAAATGGTCTATACCATTCTCTGCGCTTGACTATGTTGATCTTATGTTTTGCTTCTGGATCTCTAGGGTCATAAAGAATAGATCTATTACCTAGTGCTCTCGGACCTGCTTCATCTGCACCTTGAAAGATTGCTACAATCTTACCTTCACTGATTAGATCAGCAACATCATGATACGTAACCATTTGCTTCAGAAATTACAGGGAACTGTTCAATAAAGATCTGCTTACACGCTTCAGCGATATCCATGTGTTCTTTTTGTGTGCCATTAGAAGATCTCAAATCTATATAATGCATCCATGAACGCAAATTTCCTGTCATAAAAATGCGAGTGCCAACAGCCAAAGGAAGAACAAAACGGGCACACTCTTTAGCAACCCCTTGACGCAGAAGCTCATCATAGAGATCAAGACTCTCGGCAAAATGTCTAGTAATCTGCCCTTGAAGAATAGATTTCTTCTCGGCGCTGATATCATCCACTGAGTTCTGTCGATTCTTCTTATCTTGAGATCGAAGATCTGGGATAGGTATCTCACTAGTGAGGAGATTGGTGTCTGCATAGCGTTGAGAAAACTCCTGGAAAGTAAACGAACGGTGACGCAGAATTTGAGCTGCGATACCACGAGAAGTATTTATTTCCAGCGTCATGTGTGCCTGCTCAAAGACGCTCCAATGCCCATGCTTAATACAATAGGATAGAAGACCAGCAACCTTAGGATTGTCCTGGTTGTTGGGGTTGCTCACGCGAGCAATGTAACCGATCGTCTTCTCTGCATCAGGTGTTACAGATACTAATTTAACATTCATATTATTCATCAAATACTTTACACATAGGTGAACCAGGGTGGTCATCACAGAATTTATCTAGAACTTTATCTTGATGTCTGTTCTGTGGGTCAGCAATCTTACCTTATACTCATTCCACTTATCATTAGGATCATAAAGTGGATCGGATGGATCTTTTTGGCGTGGTTGTGACATGATTCAACTATCCTTTTTAAATTGTTTACGACATAGTTTAACTGCTTTGAGTTCATCCTTAATCATCTGATAGGCATCTTCAGGTGATATCTTCTTTGCCATCTCCATGGCAGTGATGATCTCTACTCTTGTTCCAAAATGTTTGAGTGCTTCCTCGAAGCAATTGAGTTCTTCATACATTAGTCGGGATCTCCATCATCGTCATATCCATCTTGAAATTTAGCAACACCCTCTTCATTATGTGTGATGTATGCTTCAGGATCTGAATAGATTTCAGACTCCAATGCATTACATAATGATTTGAGATTTTTATAAATCATTTTCAATTTTGCTCTGTCCATGGTGATTCTATAAAGTATGGTATAAGATCATTGAATGGGATAAGATAATACATACTCTCAGACATACCAAGGTATCGCATCTTTTGCATTCTATGTTTTCCATCTATCATACGATACTCATTGTTGTATGGATTGTGTCCTTCAGTAATGATACCTGGGTATCGTATGTCACATGATAAAAAACGTTTACCTTCACAACATAAACAATTGTCTAGATTATGAAAAGGATAATGATGTTTACCTTTCCATGCTATCTTTTTGTGATTGATTAGTTGAAGTTTATCTTCAGTAAGAAGATGTTTTATGTGTTGTATCGGTAGTATTAAGTTGTTTTCTTCACTCAATGAATGTATTCTCCAGTCACCATAGGGAGGAGACCAGGAGCATTCATGGAAATGATATGGGTATATCATAATACAAAAAAAGGAGGGTGTCAACCCCCCCATTAGTTAAACATCAAGTATCACTTGGTGTAAGTTTTACCACGATAGCAGAAAGTCCCGTGAGACTCTTTGCTTTCTACACAACGGGTAGTATACTCAACACCACGATATGAGGTGTGAAGAATTTGTGCGTTGTGAACAGCAGATGCTTTGTTGATCTGCTTACGAATGAGGTTAAGTGTGTTCATGATTGTTACTCCTGAAGTTGAGGTTGTTTTAAGACCCCGTTCCTTCAGTCGTGTGCGTCCCATGGATAGCACTCAGGGGTAGATTCCTTTACGGTCTCTATCAACTCTACCTTAAAAGCATTTGAGATATTCTCATTTGCTTTCATCTTAAGCATGATTGCATCAGCTTGTTGGCAGGTGAGTGATGAATAGAATAATACTTCTAATAACATGGGATGAACGACTCCGTTCCGCGACTTACTTGCGTCCCACCCAAGAGTGGGATGAACGTATGGTAATTATACCACAACTATTTATTGTTGTCAACCTGTAACATGCAGTACAATTAATTATCTTTTAATGTGCTGGATAGATGCTTCGTGTGCCTTGAGTTGTACTTTAATTACATCGCATGCAAGTTTAGGTGACGCATCTTCACCACATGTATACACATCTACTGCTGCTCTACCTGTCTCGGGCCATGTATGAATACTCATATGACTTTCAGCAAGTAAAGCAATAGCAGTCACACCTTGAGGATAAAATTTATGAGAAGTTATATTCAACACTGTCATCTTTGCACAGTACGCCGCATCATCTAACAGTCTTCTAATGAATTCTTCATCATTAAGTATGTCTGGATCACATCCAAATAGATTCAGTAGATAATGATCACCCATTAAATTAACCAGAACTTATCGTTTCTTCCTAGGTTACATTTACGTACTTTAATATCAAACCCATTGTCCATCAACCACTGACAGTCTTCCCAAGTATCTTGCAATGAAGTATACATAAAAACTTCAGAAAACTTTTTGGTAGAAATAATTATTCCATTCTTATTAATTCTACGCATCACTTTGGGTTGTTCTACGCTACCAAAAGGCCAGTACTGAATACAAAATGTATTCATTTTGCTACTAAGTTTTGAAGTAATAGTCATGTCTTAACAGGATTAGGGTTTACCCATAGTCTAGGATTAGCTCTACCTTCAGTCTTCACGAACTTGATAAAATCATTACGATAATGATCCCAATAGTGATCGAAGATGTCTGCTTCTTTTTTACACATTACAAGATCGGTTTTTAGTTGACCGTCTAGATTATAGTATACTAGGTATGTAGTGTAAGGAAGTGTTCTATCATCACCTAACTTAGGATCACAATCTTCATGCATGATTGTGATTTTTAATTTCATTTAGATCTGTTACCCCATGTAATGCCTGGGTATGCTTGCTCTACACAAGCGCGAGTAACCTTATATTTTTTCTGCAATGCTTTATCCTTAACAAGAATAAGCAGGTTTGCTTCTTCTTCACACAGACCTTCAAGCATCTGAATGAATAGGTTCTCACGTTGAGATTGCTTCAAAGAATTTGAACCACCTTGGAAGAACAGATACAAGCGACGGTACTCTTTCTCTAGTACAGTATGATCTGTACCTTTAGGTGCATCGTTCGCTTCAAATGGAACCATACCTTCAGGAAGCATAGAGATAATACTTTCGTCATAGTTTGCAATAAGAATTGCTCTCAACGCTGGTGTATTATGCTCTGCAAGAATTTTAATTTTTTGAGGTTTGGTTTTTGCATTACTCACTTTCTGGAGCACTTCTGAAATTAATAGTTTCATTTTTTGAATGTTGTAGAACTACGAAAAAAATACTCCGCCATCATATCATTCAATTGATATTTTTGGAAGTATTCTAATGGAACTTTTTTCCCACTAGTATTTAGGGATTTAAACTGATCCATGATCTGTTGTTCGATCTCCTTAGGCACATAATCGAAGTCGATTAACACACGATTACGATGATAGTTTGCCAACTGAGTTTCGTTGGCACAAAAGGCATCTGGTTCTTGATCAACCCACTTGGATAAGTTTTTTTGACTGATAGGTCTTTGCCTTAAACCTGAGACAAAGCAGTCATCAGGTGAAAGAAAGTTTGGAATTCCATCAGACTTATCACCTTTGATTACATGTTCTTTAATGAATGTATGTGGGTCATTATATGCAATGCTTTTTTTAGTAATAGGATTGTATTGAAACACTCCTGGATACTTTTGCAATTGAATAAAGTCTTTGTCGCCAGATAGAATCAGTATAAGTTCTTTTGGACCTTTGTTTTTACACAGGGTAGAGATAACATCATCTGCCTCTGCGCCAAGAACTTCTACTACTTTGTATGGAAAGAATTCACGAATCTCATCGCGAATAGCATTGAGTAGATCAAAAATTGCTGACCAGTCGTGACCAGAACGTTCACGATCTTTCTTTCTGTTTTGTTTATAGTATGGAAAATATTCTTTTCTCCAATACTTTTTAGAGTCGTAGGCAAGAACCATCTCACCATACTTCTCACTATATTGACGCTCATATGATCTCAATGAATTGAGAACCATATGACGTACTAGATTACCATTCAACTGATCATGTTTCAATTGAGCCATCAAGTTACTTATCATAACCTGATTCATATCAATGATTATCATCTTCGTCGTCGTCCTCCTGTACAAATTTTACTGAATAGAGTTCTTCATTAATCCACACACCGTTATCGTCATACATTTCTGGATGCTGTGTGTAACCTTGATCTTGACTTCTTAATGCATAAACTACATCGTTAACATACCATCCAGAAATAAATCCAATTATTAATGATAGTAGACCAAAGACCGCCGAGAAAAAAAGGATTACGGATACTTGCATTGCTTGTGCTCCAACTACTTGCGTGATTGCCCCCAAGTAAATTCAAATTTAAATTGAATCGTGCTACCAAGGAGAGTGAAAGAATGGTCAAGGACAACACCATTTTTTTTAGGTGTATCTGGTTGCTCTCTCCTGAGCATAAGCTCTATGCCTTTATTTATTGCTGGTTCTGTGCTTTTATCCATTTGTTTTCCACAAATAATTTAGCGGTTTCTACCAGACCTCCAATGGGTTTCCCATCAATTATAACATACGGATAGGTCTTTGCGCCAGCATGTTCTGTTAAGAATTTCTGTCGTTGCTCTGGGGTGGAGATGAATCTTTCTTCATACTCAAACTGAGAGCGATTCATTAGTTCTTTTACCTGACTACAATATTTACACCCTGATCTGGTATAGATTACAATATTCATAATTGAGTTTTAAAAATAACGTTACCTGCGACAATTATACGATCATGATTTACTTTCAAACGATCAACACCATGAACTGCCCACGAAGGGAACGCGAATAGTGTATCAGATCTTTGATTCTTCGGGTAAATTTTGTTACATTTAGAATCAATAAAATGAAAGCAATCTTGATTTTCTGGAGCATCTATGACATGAACCCATGAAACTTGTGCTCCAGTACCAAAATGTGAATGAGATGAATGGGATGTACTACCTTCGTAATACATTTGAGTCCAGTATTCGATATCATAAATCCACTGACCAAAAATCCCAAGGTCTTTCATCATTATTTTTATATTTTCATTATAAAAATCGATTATGTAATCACCTAGGACAGGAATATTATTAAGTTCTTCACTGTCTACATTGTAATTACTGTAGTATTTAGATCCTTGCTTATTAGTATTTTCTTTCACGAAACATTTTAATCTGTCAAGCATCTCACCTTCATAAGAAAGTGTGTCATCATACCACAGAATCATTTTACTATACCAATGACCCAAGACTTCATGTCAATCAAAGACTGAGTATCTGCTACTACATCTGGCGGAACAACTAAACAGAATCCAATGCCAAGATTGAATACATTACGCATCTCATCTTCAGTAATGTCTCCTGCCTGCTGAATCTTATTGAATAGTTCTGGTCTTTCCCAAGCAGAATAGTCAACGTCAACTGTAAGACCTGCTGGAAGGCATCGTGGAAGGTTCTCAGGCAGTCCTCCTCCAGTAATATGAGCCATGCCTAGGATAGGAACTTCATCCAACAGGTGCTGTATGAGACGGGCATATATGGTGGTAGGTCTCAACAGTTCTGGCATCTCCTTATAGTAAATATAATTTCGCCACAGCATATCATTGATCAATGTGTATCCATTGCTATGAACACCACTACTCTCAATACCGATGACTACATCACCTGCTCGGATGTTACTACCATCAACAATCTGATTCTTCTCTACAACACCAGTACAGAAACCAGCAAGGTCGTAGTCATTCGTTCTAAAATGCTCTGCTGTTTCACCACCAATCAGTTCCATTCCAGCAATTGTACAACCAACATTGATACCATATACAATGTCACTCACATTAGCATCAAGTGTTTTGGCAGAGATATAATCTAGAAAATATAATGGTTTAGCACCAGAACATATAACGTCATTGACGCACATAGCAACGAGATCTTGGCCAATAGTTGTATAATCATCAGCAATTCTACAGATATTAATTTTAGTTCCTACACCATCAGCACCAGATACCAGTACAGGTTTCTCATATCCTGATGGAACTTCCATCATTCCACTGAACCCACCGTCAATCTTAGGTGCTAGTACCTTTAGATACTCAACAAAGGAACGTCCTTTGATGATGTCAACTCCAGAAGTTTTGTAATCCATCAGTCTTTCATCTCCGAAATTGTATCATCAAGGGTATCAAGAATATTTTCAAAAGACATGATACCTTCAATATCACTAAGTGTTTTAGCGATTTGTGTACAAACAATAGGACGCTCTTGCCTAGCAGCATATGCTAATGCATTGCGTAGTGCTGCTTGTGCTTCTTTAAGTGATTCTTCAACCGAATTAGATAGTGCCATTAGTAAATTTCTCCTTTGATAATTTGTTCACGGTTCTTTAGTTTCCATACAATGTATTCCATGGTAGGGACACACATAGGGTTCCAACCAACAAAGGTTGTTGATTCTCCACTTGGTATCTTCCAACAGGGAGCATCATCATTATCAAGGTCTAGTGACTCACGGTATGCTTCATCACCAAACA